AGATTCGCGGGGGTCATGATAATTGTCACCCCCTGACACACACGAACCCCCACAATCTAATTTTAAAAAATCATATTATTTCCTTGTGTTATTACTTAGATCTAAGTATACTGATTGTGAGTCCAAAATTAACCAACCGGAGAAAATCATGACAACATCAAACGAGTTACAGCAAAACGATTTCTGGCAAACACAAGCTAGAGGTTCAAATGAACAGGAATACCAGATTTATGTAGATTTAGCTGACGATGGTAAGGGTGGAGACATTACGAGAGATGGTAGACCACTTAAAACCTATCAAGAATGGCTATCAGCTTAACCAACCCAAAGAGGGGCGAAAGCCCCTCATAACCTGGAGAATAGATCATGAAAACACAAATAAAATATGAGGTGGGATTTAGAGATGGTTTTAGTGAATCTAGCGAGTGGTTGGTTGATGAGTTTACTGATGCGTTAGCTGCTACCCGTTATTTGAAAGAGGTCCAAGAGGCTGGACACAGAGATATAGTCCTTAACACTTGGGAGAAAGAAGGTGGTGAGTGGTATTGTGTCGACAGTTACGATGAAGAGGTTTGTGTAACGCTTGGGTTTCTCCCAGAACCGGTTGATTTAATAAAGATGTATATAGAGTCCGAGGAGAAATAAAAATGACTAAAAAAGACAGAGAAACAATCGCACTAGATTTTATTGCACTTCACAAAAAGGATGACGTAGCAGATTGGTTGCTACAGGCTAAAGATTTATCAACCGTGTACGCTAACCTTATTATGGGATCATTCGGCAACGTCCACTCTGATGCTGATGGTGGTTGTACGGTAGAGATCAGTCAGTATGATTCTAAATCAGGCCACACTGAGCTATTCGACTTTGAGTTATCAGGTGATGACTGGAAGGAATTTAAGGGTATTGATGAGAATACGGGAGCGATGGGATGAACACATACAAAATAAGGTGGCAACGCTACTGGTTCGATGAGGGAGCCGAGGTGGTACAGGCTGAGTCCTTGGAAGAAGCCGAGAAGATGGTTAAGGATGAGATAGACACATTCAAGGCTTGGGGTCCAAAAAGACGCGCACTGGAGAATTGGCAGGATAAGCACATCACAGAAGCAGCACATACGGATTTAGATGATGCTCTTGGGTGGATTGTTGATGAGGAATCAACCAATGGCTAGAAACACACCAGAAATCAACGCCCGCCACCAACGAGAGTTCGGTGAGCGGATGAAAGAGCAAGGACTGGTAAAGAGATGCTTTTGGGTGAAAGAGAGCAAGCTGGAAGAGATTAAGGAATATATCAAGATCGTTAACGATAAGACGTAAACTGGAGAGAGATCATGGGTGCGAATACATTTAAAAATGAACACATTCAGAAGACAATGGGTGGCGGGATAAGGATCGAAGTCACAAAGGTAGAGGAGGGGTTAAAGATCGAAGTGTGGAAGAATGGGAGAAATGATCCATATACGGTTGAACCCGCTTTAGCAACTATAGTTAAGTGGGCTATGGTTGGAGTAAAATAGGGAAAAGTACCGTCGCTACTATATTAAAAGAGGCAGCATGAACAAAAACCCATACATAGATTTCATAGCAAAGTACCGGAGCAATCCGGTGCTGTTCGTTAAGGATGTTTTACAGGTCCACCCTGATCCTTGGCAAGCTGAGTTCCTAAGTCATATCGCTGGCGGCGAGAGGAAGATCTCGGTGCGCTCTGGTCACGGCACTGGCAAATCCACCGCTGCAAGCTGGGCAATGGTGTGGTACTTAACGACGCGGTTCCCATGCAAGATCGTGGTCACCGCACCAACGTCATCCCAACTATTCGATGCGTTATTTGCAGAGCTTAAAAGCTGGATCCGTAACCTTCCACCCTATGTAGGTGAGTTGTTTGAGGTAACGAGTGACAGGGTGGTACTTAAAGCCGCACCGAGTGAAGCATTTATCTCTGCAAGGACAGCAAGAGCCGAAACGCCAGAGGCCTTAGCCGGGGTGCATTCACAAAATGTTTTACTTATTTGTGACGAAGCGTCGGGAATCGACGAGAGTGTTTTTGCGGCAGCGTCTGGCTCAATGAGCGGACACTCAGCCACGACTTTATTATTGGGGAACCCAACACGATCATCTGGCCTGTTCTACGACACCCACCACAGGGTGAAGGCAGACTGGAAGACCATGCACGTTAGCTGTCTAAAATCCCCTAGGGTATCGGACGAGTTCGTTAAGGAAATGGAAGTGAAGTATGGCGCGGAAAGTAACCAGTTTAGGGTCCGTGTGCTTGGTGAGTTTCCTTTAAAAGAAGACAACACCGTTATCCCAGCAGACACGGTCCAATCGGCACAGAAAAGGGACATCGAGAGCGATCCCGACACGGTCCCTATCTGGGGGTTAGACGTTGCTCGGTTCGGGGCTGATAGCTCGGTCCTCGCAATCCGGCACGGCAACGCCATTACCGAGCTAATATCCTGGAAGGGTCTGAGTCTGATGGAGCTAACCGGTCGGGTGGTGGATCGATACAATGGCCTGATCCCGCGCCAGCGGCCAACTGAAATACTGGTAGATAGTATTGGATTAGGCGCTGGTGTGGTGGATAGGCTGCAAGAGCTGGATCTACCGGTTAGAGGGATAAATGTGGGTGAAGCAAGCTCTATGAGTGGTACTTATCTGAATCTGCGGGCTGAACTGTGGTTCAAGCTGAAGGATTGGTTGGCTGCGAAGGACTGTAAACTACCAGTGGATAGTGCCTTGTTCTCTGAATTAGTGTCTCCACGATACCAGTTTACATCGAGTGGTAAGATGAAGATCGAATCTAAGGACGAAATGCGTAAACGGGGGTTACCTTCGCCTGATAAAGCCGATGCGATCTGTTTAACATTAGCATCGGATGCTGCAACGGCTACTTTTGGCTCAAAGCATTCAGTGCAGTGGAAGAAACCACTCAAAAGAGCAGTAAAGGGTGTAGTATAGTAATCGTGTCGACGTATTACAGCATAACACCCGACACTTAGCCCGATTGATGTTCTAGCATCTATAATCGGGCTTTTTAATGCCTGAGATAAGATCGGGGGAAAAATCCCCCCTTTTTTAGGGGGAAAAATCCCCCCTTTTTTAGGGGGAGAATTACCCCCTACTTTTTCCCGACAAGCCTGTCGGCATTTTCTAGCACAAAATAGTGTAGGAAACCACTGGGTCACAGACCTGTAGCCCAGTCATTTTTATGAACAAAAAACTGTTCATTGACATAATTAAAAATTAATGTCTCCCCACATTGTTGTTTTTAAGCAACAACTCTGTTGTTACAAAACAACACATTGTTGTTGATACGCAACAACAGGCGTATAATAGTCCCACCAGTGGCTTATTTTGGTGTTATCTATGTACGAAACCTCATCTGAAGGTGAATTTGAAGAGCTGGAGATCATCGAAAATGATGATAAACCGCTCTCGGAAGACGATCTTCAATCCATCATTACCTCCGAAATAAGTTCAGCAGTCGATTTTATCGACAACACGATTGGCCCAGAACGCGCAAAAGCAACCAAGTATTATAAGGGTGAGAGGTTCGGTAATGAGGAAGATGGCCGCTCCCAGATAGTATCGCATGATGTAAGGGATACGATTGGCGCGATCATGCCATCCTTAATGCGAATCTTCTTCTCGACCGATAAGGTCGTAGAGTTCGTACCGAAGAACGCCGACGACGTTTTACGCGCAGAGCAGGCCACAGACTATATCTGCTACATATTTTCCCAGGACAATCCTGGGTTTTTGACGCTGCAATCAGCGTTTAAGGACGCGTTGGTTCGTAAAGTCGGAATAATCAAATACTGGTGGGACGAAGACGTAGAAGTCACCACCGAACATTTTAGTGGCCTCAATCCAGAAGCCTTGCAGTTTTTGGCTTCTGACCCCTTGGTTGAGGTCACTTCCCAAGAACTAGCATTAGAGATGGACGAGATGGGTCAACCCATCGGAATGCCCTCGATAGAAGCGACAGTCACTCGTAGAGTGGACAAAGGTCGAGTCAAAGTCGAAGCAGTCCCGCCCGAAGAGTTCTTAATCGACCGTGACGCTAAGACGCTGGAAGATGCAACGATTGTTGCTCACCGAACAACTTTAACTGTCAGCGACTTGGTAGCTAGAGGTTACGACGAAGAAGAGATTTTAGAACACGCTGGCGATACCGATATCCTGAACTGGAGCGATGAAGTATCAGCTAGGCAAGAAAATCAAAGCTACGGACAAGCAAATCGATCAGACGATGCCGCGAGAGAGGTTTCATACACAGAAAGCTACGTTAAAGCCGACATGGATGGAGACAGCATTGCCGAACTGATTAAGGTTTGCTCCATTGGGCCATCTAATAAAGTGTTGTTCTGGGAACCGGTCGCCGATGTACCTTTCGCTACCTTCTGCCCCGACCCAGAACCCCACACCTTTTTTGGACTGAGCGTGGCGGATTCCGTCATGGACATCCAACAGACTAAATCTACCGTGTTACGGAATATGCTCGACAGTTTGGCGATGAGTATCCACCCAAGAACTGCGATTGTGGAAGGCCAGGCTAATATCGACGATGTTTTAAATACCGAGGTTGGCGCGATTATCCGCATGAGAAGTGCCGGATCGGTCCAACCGTTCGCTATGCCATTCGTTGGTAAAGAAGCCTTTCCCATGATGCAATATCTCGATGAACTGCGCGAGAACCGTACCGGTATTTCTAAAGCAGCGGCTGGACTAGACGCTTCAGCGCTTCAATCAAGCACCGCATCAGCAGTACAAGCAACGGTCAGTCAGGCACAACAGCATATAGAAATGATTGCTCGAATCTTTGCCGAAACCGGCATGAAACAATTGTTCAAAGGGATTTTGAAGCTGACCGTGAATCACCAGGATGAAGAGCGGATGACAAGACTGAACAACCAGTTTGTACCGGTCGATCCTCGCTCATGGAATGCTGACATGGATGTTTCTTCAAATATCGCACTCGGTAAGGGAACGGATACAGAGCGAATCGCTGCCCTATCGCAGATCGCTGGTAAACAAGAAGAGTTGATGAAGTTGCTCGGTCACCAGAACGCATTGGTATCACCAAAACAGTACAGTCATACGCTGGCTAAGATCGTCGAGCTGAGTGGCTTTAAAGATCCCTCGATGTTCATCAATACGCTGCAAGACGGACAACCGTTGGTCTCGCCGGAAGCCGCGCAGAACAAGAAGAAATCACCAGAGGAATTACTGGCTGAAGTTCAAGCGCAGAGTATCCAGGCGGATATTCAGAAGAAAGCAGCAGAGCTGGATTTGAAGCGTGACGAGATGATGCGTAAAGATGATCTAGAACGTGACAAGCTCGATGTAGATATTCACATGAGGGCCGCAGAGATCGCTGGTAAGAACGGCACAACCGTCAATGTGGCACAGATCCGAGCTGACGTAGATCGTGATCGAGAAATGCTTAAAAACATTCAACCTCAAGCTGGGCAGGGTGTGCGGTGAGTAAATCAAAACAACAGATCCGCGACGAAGGGCAGAAGGCAATGACCATCGTCGATGATGAACTATTCAATACCGTCGTGGAAGAAGTGAAGCATGACCTCTTTCAAGAATGGATGAGAACAGAGGATAACAAGGAACGAGAGAAACTGCATGGACTCGCAATCTCAATGGAAGTCATTCTAACGAGACTACGCGCGAAGGCAGATAATTTAACGATTGAGAGGAATCACTGATGACAACACCCAACACACCAGATTCTGGAATTGGATTGTACGATGGAGCAGATGCAATATCAAATATGACGAGCTTAATGGACCCAGGAATGGACACACCAGAAGAGCAAGTCGAAGCGGTGGCTGATGAAGCATCCGTGACTGACGAGGAACTTGTTTATGAAGCGAGTGAAGAATCAGTCGAGACAGACGAGCAAGATCAAAATCCTGTGGAAGAAGAAGAGCAACCTGACGTTTACACTGTTCGAGTGAATGGTGAAGATGTGGAGGTCACACTTGATGAATTAACCAAAGGGTATTCTAGGCAGTCTGATTACCAGCGCAAGACTCAGGAGGTCGCAGAGCAACGAAGAGCTGTTGAAAAACAGTATCAAGAAGCGCAAGCGAGTATCCAGAACACACAGCAGTTAGAACAGCAGTACGCTGCGCTTTTAGGGCCGATGGCACAACAGCTACAGGCAGATAACCAACCCGAACCTGATTGGAACTCCGCTTATGAAGCGGATCCCATTGAAGCGACGAAGTTAGAACGTCAGTACCGAGTGCAGAAAGAGGAAAGAGCGAAGAAACTGCAAGCGATCCAATCTGAACAGCAACGACTCATGCAAGAGTCCAAACAGCGACAACAAGTCCAATACCAACAACATCTGGTTGATCAGCAGAAACTGTTATTGGAGGCGATCCCTGAGTGGGTAGATGAGAAGGTGCGGGATAAAGAAGTCTCGGAGATGAGAACGTGGATGGTCGAGAGTGGGAGATTTACACCTGAACAGGTAAACCAAGTCTCCTTCGCCGGTCACGTTGTATCAATTCGTGAATCTTATATGTTCAGTCGTGGACAAGCAAAAGTGCAAGAAAAGCGTAAAGCGGCCACATCGAAAAAGGGCAAGACTATTCGCCCAGGCTCGAAAGCTGGAGCGCCAGCACAAAGCACTGCTGTGAAAAACGCCGCTGGTAAATTACAACAGACCGGGAGCTACCGCGACGCGGCAGATCTCCTACTAGAATTAGACTTAGACTAAAGGATATTAACAATGAGTATTGTAGCCAACACTTTTACGAGATATAGCAGCATCGGTATCCGTGAAGAATTATCAAATGTAATTAAGAACATCTCGCCGGAGGACACTCCGTTTCAAAGCAACATCCGATCTGAAAGTGTAAGTAATACTTACTTTGAGTTCCAGACAGATGAACTTTCAGCGGCGGCCGCGAATGCACAATTGGATGGAGACGATATTTCTACGTTCTCTGCGGTGACACCTTCGGTTCGCTTGGGCAACTATACGCAAATTATGCGTAAAGATTTCGTCCTCGCCGACAATTTAGAGGTCATCAACTCGGCTGGTAGAAAATCAGAGATTGCCTACCAACTTGCGAAGGTCGGTTCTGAACTTAAACGCGACGTAGAATACAACCTACTGAGTAACCAAGGACAGGCTGCTGGATCAACGACTGTTGCTAGAAAAACAAGAGGTTTACCTTCTTGGATTTCAACCAACGTCAGCAAAGGGACTTCTGGCGCTAACGCTACCGCTGCTACCGCTGCGCGTACTGATGGTACGCAACGGGCTATGACCGAGGCGATGCTGAAAACCGTCGTTCAGTCTATGTGGAACGAAGGCGGCAAACCTAAGATGGTAATGGTTGGCCCACACGTTAAAACGGTAATCTCAGGATTCACAGGAATCGCAGGGCAACGCTTTAATGTCGATGGCAACAAGCCAGGTACTATCATCGGCGCTGCTGACATTTACGTTTCTGACTTTGGAAATCTTGAAATTGTCCCGAATCGCTTCCAACGCGCTAGAGATGCTTTCGTGCTTGATCCAGAGCTGTGTTCGGTTGCGACGTTACGCCCCATGAAACAGGTGAAATTGGCGAAGACCGGTGATGCAGAAAAACGCATGGTCCTCTGTGAAGTGGGATTAAAAGTAGATCAGGAAGCTGGTTTAGGCTTAATCGCTGATCTATCAACTTCGTAACTAGGAGATGAGGGTGCGGTGGGGGCAACCCCACCCCATTTTAATTATGGCTAAACGATTATTAAGTGAAAATAAGATGACCGGCACTAAAACGTATCATGATTATGATGCGTCGAGCGATCAGTCAGTCATTACGACATCAGCAGATGTCACAGACATTATCGAGTCGAACAAAGCACAGTTCAACGACACCGACGAGCGGGCGCGATACGGCGACATGAGTAAGGTCGCAAGCATCCCGATGAACGTCTATTTCGACTTGAAAAAACGAGGGATTCTGAACGACCAGAAGAAGATGAAAGCCTGGTTGAATGATTCCGAAAATAGATTTTTTAGGACACGACCAGGGCGAGTCTAATGGCAATAACGAATTATGGGCAACTGAAAACAGCCGTCGCAGATTGGCTAAACCGCGACGACATGACTTCAGTTATTCCAACCTTTATCGACCTTGCTCATGCGAGAGTTAATCGCGTACTGCGCGTGGCTGATATGGTCCAGCGAACGGAAACCCAATTAGATAGTCGGTTCACGCAAGTGCCAGCCGACTTCCTCCAAATGCGGGCAATTCAGTTGCGAGTCACCCCAACGAAGGCGCTGGAGTTCTTAACCGCAGAGCAGATTATTCAAGAGCGTGGAAGGTTGTCGGATACGGCAAGAGAGCCGATGTTCTACAGCATATTAGGCGACACTATCGAGGTTATGCCTACGCCAGACGCGACCTATGAATTAGAGATGAGTTACTACCAAGATATTCCGGCTATGTCGGCAGATAGTGACACCAACTGGCTGCTGACCAAAGCACCAGGGGCATATTTATATGGTGCTTTGATAGAATCAGCGCCTTACTTAGCTGAAGACCAACGCGGGCTAGTCTGGCACGAACTGTATAACAAATGTATTGAAGAATTAACGCTGGAAGATGAGAAGTCTCGTTTTTCTGGCTCAACACCAATCGCAAGACACAGGAGTCTGTAAATGTCTTTTTCAAACTATCTAGAAAACAAACTGCTGCTTCACACTTTTGGGGCAACAGCTTACACCGCGCCAACAACTCTGTACCTGGCGATTCACACGACTAACCCAGCCGAGGACAATACCGGCACGGAAGTTTCGGGCAGCGCCTATGCTCGTCAAACAGTGGCTTTTACGGTTACGACCAGCACCGCATCAAACACCTCGGCAGTTGAATTTCCAACGGCCACAGGTTCGTGGGGAACGCTTACTCATGTCGGTGTTTACGACGCACTGACCAGTGGCAACTTATTAGCTTACGCCGCACTGACGACGAGCAAGATCATCAGTACGAATGATGTATTTCGCGTACCCGCTGGCGACCTAGACATCACACTCGACTAATGATTGATTACGGCGCTGGAGCATTTGGGCGAACAGCATACGGTCAGTGGACTGATCGGACCGATGGTGCTGCGGCAATAATTGCTGCGGCCACAACGGTTAGTATCGGTGGCGCGACGTTCGGGGGTAGCGGAACGGTAACAGCGTTAGCTACGACCAGTAACGTCAGCGCTGATCGGATCATCGATGGTGCTGCGACAATCAGTTCTGACAGCGGATCGCTGTACGGATTAGGTTCTTACGGATCATCCGATTTCGGTTCTGACTTTGGCGTTATAACCGTCAACTGGGAGCGGATCAGGCTCGGCGAAGGTACGGCAAGCGCAAGTGTAACTCCGACCGTCGTAGCGAAGATAATTTATCAATCCGACGGCACAGCTACCGCAACCACAACCACTTCAGCAGACAGCGATGTGGTGGTTAATGGTGACGGAACTGCGGCTGCGATAGCATCACTTGCGGCAGTTAATTATTTACGCATCAGAAATGTAGACGGTACAGCTATTCCATCAGCGACGTTCACAGCGTCAGGTAGACACAAGTGGCAAGACATCACATCATCAACGGGCGGCGCTTGGGAAAACGAAGTCGATACGCCGGTTGTTTGGACCGAATTAGAATCACCTTATAGGTAACGAAAATGGCAGATACAACAACTACGAATTACGCATTCACAAAACCAGAAGTTGGAGCATCGTCCGATACCTGGGGTACAAAACTTAACACCAACTGGGATGATCTCGATACAGATTTGGCAACGCTGGTCGTTAAGACAAACAATTTATCAGACCTGTCGAGTGCGGTAACGGCGCTTACTAATCTGGGGTTAACTTCTACTGCGGCTGAACTTAATATACTAGATGGGGTAACATCTACTGCGGCTGAACTTAATATACTAGATGGGGTAACATCTACAGCGGCTGAACTGAACCTTTTGGACGGAGTAACAGCCACAACTGCTGAACTTAACTACTCCGATGGAGTAACCTCCGCGATTCAGACTCAGCTTGATGCGAAAGAAACCACAGCGGCAATAACCCGCACAGCTAGTATCAACATGGCTGACAATGTTCTACAGCGACCCGAATTAAAGGACTACTCTGAAACCAAAGTAGCTATGGGTGCTAATGATGTAGACCTATCTGCTGGCAACGTATTCACCAAGACCATCTCAGGTGCAACCACACTGACTTTCAGCAACCCACCCGCAACAGGTAAGGGTGGAGCATTTACTTTGATTCTGACTAACGGTGGTTCAGCAACAATCACATGGCCTACGTCTGTCGATTGGGCAGCGGCAACTGCCCCAACGCTAACTGCGGCTGGCGTAGACGTTCTGACTTTCACGACTATTGATGCTGGCACGATTTGGTATGGCATTGCATCAGGGCTGGCAATGGCATGAGTATAGAAAAGAAACTACTGGGTACGACACCTGTATCTGGTGCAGTAGACCCAGAGGGTGTTAGCTTTGATGGAACGAATGATTATCTGAGTCGTGGTAGTGATATGACGGGTAACACTAATAGTAAGACGTTTACATTTAGTTGCTGGGTTTATCATAGTTCATTAGACAGCTCTGCGTCTAAAGGGTTGTATGAAGTCTCGGATATGGGTGATAATAATATTCGTATATTTATTGATAGTTCGCATAATATCCAATTATCTTCAGGTTATTTAGGGGGCAATGGGTTTGCAACTAACAACACCGCCCCAGTGGACGTAGATACTTGGACTCACATAGCTGTTTCAATGGATAAAGATAATCAGTCAGCTTCTCGGCTGTATATAAATGACATTAGCTATACCATGAGTTTTGCTAATTTCACTACTAACCCTATACCCTTTCAGTTTTTGGTTAGAATGCAGGTAGCTAGATTTGGTACAACAAGTCCCGGATATATCACAGGCAGACTAGCACACGTTTTCCTAGACTACACCTACCGCAACCTATCTACAGAGTCTAACCGCAGACTGTTCATCGACTCTGACGGCAAGCCATCCTCCACCATACCCTCAAGTCCTATTCTCTACCTACCCATGACTGATGCGGCTACGGCTGGGTCGAACTCTGGAACTGGTGGTGACTTCACGGTGAATGGGGTACTGGACACGGCTGGTCGTGCGCCTAATCAATGGAATTGTTCTGCAAGTACGTTTGATGGTAGTGCTGATAGAGTGATAGACACTAGTGTCTCTTATTCTGACAGTAAGTTCGTAACTATGTCTTTTATCTGCAAAAAGACCAACAATACCGCCACTACAAATGTTTTAATGATTCGGGATTCTGGTACAGGTTTGATGTTCAGTGTACAGTATGAAAACTACTTGAACTCAAATCTCTTATCTATCCGCGCATATACAACAGGTGGGTTAGGTCTAATGATTTCGGTTAATGATGCGTTTGAGTTGGGTGTGAATAAATCATTGCAGTTATCAATAGATATGTCCAGCCAATCCAACACTAAATGTTTTATTAATGGTGTTTCAAAAACAGTGACATTCTCCACCTTCACTGATGAGAACCTTGTTTTCAGTGATGGGGTTGACTGTACGGTGAGCGGTTACAGCACCACTTATGACGACCAAGTGATAGGAGAACTATATTTCGACACAGTATACACCGACCTATCCACAGACAACCCATTCTGGGATGCAGATGCTAACCGACCCAAGCCCGTTCGACAAGTCATCTCAGAAACAGGAACAACCCCACTGATTGCATTACCACTGCAAGGTA